TAAAGTATATTCAAATACTACAACATATTATCTTGGTAGTGAAGTTATGATACATGATTTTTCAGATGTTGAAAGTGTAATAACAAGTATTACATCACCTTTCAGAATAAGAATATTTAAATTAATAGGATTTAATAAATATGAACCACAAAAGTATAAATATCCAGAATTAAGAATTTTAAATGAATTGGATTCAGAAGGATTTTATAAAAGAGCTGTAGTGTCAGGTACTTCTTCACAGAACGGTACACCTAGATACGGTCTACGAACTATAGATCCATTTCGTTTAGAAAATTTTGCAGGTGATTTAAAACGTAGAGTTACACATAACGTGCTTCTTCCATATTTACATGCTCGAAATAATGCTAAAATGATTTTATCACTTCTTACACTTGAATATTATGCTCCTAGAAATACTGATTTTCCTCCTATATACTTGAGTCCTGTATTTATAGATTGGGCTTTTCCACAAGCTTTTAATTTTAAAGACAATGCTGTTGCACCTGATTTTGCAGAAACTGTTTCTAATAAATTAAGAGAAACAGCTCAAACATTTATAAATATTTTTAATCTTTCCGAAACAGATCAAACAACTGTTACAGAACCTACGATTATGCCAGTATCTGCATTTTCAGCTTCTTCGAATGGAAGACAAGTAGTTACTGTTCTTACTACAAATGGAAAAGGTCTTCGTGTTGGTGATATTGTTACTATTCTAAGTGCATCTAATAATTTAAATAATGGAAGTTATGCAGTAACAGATGTAACATTGACTACATTTACATGGAGAAATCCTGTAGGTGTTTCAGCAACAGAAATACTTACAGACGAACAAAGAGTTAATTCATTTTTTACACGAGATAAATCTATTATTAAAGGTTCGATTCAAACTGTTTTATCTTCAGTATATTTTTATTTAACTAAAAGTTTAATTCAGTACAGACAGAATGTAATAACATATCAAACAAATAAAAATGTTTTAAAAACACGGTATTACAATTCACCTTTTTTCCAAAAAATGCTTACCGATGATCCTTATCCTTATCTGAATGTTGTTGCACTTGCACAAAATCCACCTGTAAGATGTGTTAAAGATTTGGGCGTTGGTGATCCGGAAATAATTGAAAAACTAGAGAAAAGAGGCAAAATACCTGAGGGTTCTTTAGATTCATATTATAAACAAAAAGAAGAACTCGATGATTACGATGCAAAAATGAATATCGAATTATTTAATATTAAAACATTAATAAACTATAACGTAATATTTCACTATACGGATGGACTAATTGGTGCCGATATTAAACTTCCAATTGACTATTATTATATCGATGGTTATATTTTTGAAACAGGTGGAACTCTACTAGAGGAACCTTCTATAAGTGTTGGATTTTTTATATTAGGACCAGATGATTGGAATTACAAAAATATGAAATCAATTTTAATAAATGATACTCTTAGTTCAGATGATGAAGAAGGTATTATAGCAGATAATGAACAGATAATAAAAGGTCTCACATATGGTGAAATTGTAAACAGTGCTATGAAAAGTAGCTTAGAGCCTCCTGAATACACATTACCAGGTAGTCAAGCTCAACGAGACATACTTCTTTTAACATGGGAATCTAAAGATCCATATATTAATGCTTTAGGAAAAGTTGCAAAAGGACTCACAGCATTATGTTCTGCAGCATTTCAAGCAGGTGATATGGTTTCGGGAATCTTTCCTATTATGCAGTTTATAGGAAATTGGGCAATAACTGGTAAACCAGATGGTGAAGTTACTGAAGATATGCCTGGAGGCCGTGATTTTATAAAATTTTCGTTGAATACGCAGGGAATGACATGGCCGCAATTTAATGAAAGATCTCAAAGTATAAGAAATGTAAAGGAAGAAGTTAAAGCATATAGAAATAGGGTAAAGGCTGCTAAGTTAGAAATAATGACTGAAGATGATGATGAAAATCTAGGTGATGCTCTTATTACTATTGGGGCTTTAATACTATTATATCAAACTGAACTTGCTGAATTAGAAGAAATAATTGAATTTGAATTGAATATAGAGACTACTATAACGCAAAAAACGATAAAATATCCAACATTACTGGATCCTCAAGAGCCAACAAAAATAACAATCGATATACCTCCAAGACCAACAAAAATACAAATTGCATATGATGATTTAAATCAAGAACTAAAAAAATTAAAAGCTATGTATCAAAATGGGATAATACGTAATCAAGAACTTGAATTAATTAAACGTAAAAATTCTTTTATCGATGCACAAAATGGTAAAATAAAGACAATAAATGATGGAGTAACACAAAGAAATGCTATTACTCAAGTTGAAAAAGCTACACTTAATAAAAGAATTAGATATTTGCAAACAGAACTAGATTTGTTAGGAAATAATATTATTGATAAAACAGATGAATTAAACACTCAAGTCTTTGCAGCTGCTAGGAGACAAGTTAAAGTAACAGCTGCTGTTCGTTCAGCAACTACATTATCAGACGATGTTGCACGCCAACGCAATCTTTCAAAAATTAGGGGGCAGCAACCAACACGTAATATAAGAGGAGAAATAGTAACAATCTTACCACCAAAAATGCAAAGTACTAACGAGTTAAAGGCAAAAGAACCATCACAAGCAAATGTACAGGCTGCAGAAGAGAGAAGAAAAGAATTGTTAAAACAACTAAATGAAGCTAAAGAAGAGTTAGCTAAGAAAAAACTTGATACATTTTTAGAGAGTCAGAAAAAATTGGGAATATTTGATAAAGTAGACGTTGAAAATATAAAGAAAAATATCGTTAATGTACTTCAGCAAATTGAAGATATAAAAACACAAAATGCAGCAGTTTCTTCTGAACTTTCACAATATTTAGATAATCTTGTTGATGCAGAAGCAAAACAAGCTGCAGCAGATCTAGAATATAATAAGAAAAAAATCGAATATGAACAACAAAAACTTAATGTAAAAAATGCACAAAATGCTTTTGATAGAGACATTGCAGCTGCAGAGTTAGAAGTAAAGAGAGGTAATTTTTTACAGAAAAAAATAATTAAAGATAATGTTGGTGTACAATATACATTTGCAAAAAATCAATTTACTGTTAAATATTTAGAAAGTGAAACAATTTCCACTATTATGAAACGCAATATGCCACCTGCAGTAATAGCGCAGTATAATGATATCATAAATAGTGTTTCTACAAATGTTACTACTCCAATTGGAAATGCTTATAAATCGATGATGACTAATCTTAAATCAAATATTGTTGCTAGAACTGTATCTGTACAATATAAAAGGCTTAATACATCAATTAAACCATATATAAAATCTGCAATTCCATCTAAATATGCAAATCTTTTAAAAATAGGTGGAGGTCCTATCATGGAATTAGCAGGTATCGCAGTAACTACTTATTCAATGTTGAAAGATGACGATGAAAGACTTGATGGTGATACTACAGATCCATTTGCGGAAATAGCTGGTAGGGCTCTAGAAGGTGTTGCAGATGGAGTTTTACAAATAAATCCATATGCAGGTGTTTAAATCTTAGAAATGCCATTGACTATATCTTGGCTTGGAACGCCTCCATCTGACACTTTAAGTGCAGTTGTTGGAATTGTTAATGATTGAGAATCAGAACCACCTTTCTTTCGATACCGACGAATGGTGGCGCGACGACTTTTTCGAGAACGCTTATAAGTTTTCCTTGGCATTTTCTTGCTTTAAACAAAGGAAAGAATGAACGACAGTTTATCAATTATTGTTATTCTTTGTGTGATTGTAATATGGATTACGTTCTCACATAAAGAATTCATGACAAACAGTGATGTTGCTTCTATGTTGCAAGCACATGCACTTCCGGACAAAAAGAAGAAAAAATCTAAAGAAGTTGATGAAGCTCCTATTTACGGTCCATATGTTCCCAAATTGGAAAATAAACCAAGTGGGTCTAAAAATGGAAAATTAGTACCGGCGTCAGGTGTATATCCTGATATTTATGGGCCTGATATTGCAACAATTCCAGGAACTAAACCTAAAAAACCTAAGCATGAATCAGATAATGTTGATGATGAAATTTATGATTTCAACCCTGATCTAAAAAAAGCATTTCCAACAGAAGGTGAGCCGCAACCCTTTTTAACAGATTTTACTAAATTTCAACATTAGATAAAGAGATGTTTGGTCTTCACAACTTTCGAGGAAGTTGTTGGGTAAACGCCTGTCTTCAGTCAATCTTTCGTATACCTGAATTGCAAGATCGATATTCAAATAATAAAATTGATACAGATAATTCAACCGATAAATCCTTACATACTATTTGGAAATCAAATGGAAAATCAGGTTTACGAGAATTTTTTGAAGTAGTGAAAAATGAAGCTATGCCGGCGGGGAGTGGTGTTGGTGATACACACGAATTACTAACCCATTTATGCGATAAACTTCCATTCTTAGATAAACTTTGTAGGTTTAAAAATGCACAAACAACCACTTGCAATTCATGTGGAAAAACAGAAACACGTGAAGATACAACAATTGAGTTTTCGTTAGCATCAAATGAACAAAATAAACCTATTAGTCAATGTATTCAAGAGGTTGTAACACCTACAAAAGTAGATGACTGGAAATGTGATAAGTGTAAGAAACTTGGTTGCACGCGTCAATATCTTATCGGATCATTTCCGAATATTATGATTTTTAATATGACATCAAGCACTGGAACAATTAGCTATTCACCTATACTTGTTTTGAATTCAAAAAAATATGCACTTATTTCAATTGTTTGTTATAACGGATCTCATTGGTGGACATTTGGAAGAAATATTCCTCCAGGCTCTTCGTGGTACAAGTTCAATGATACTCATGTTCAAGATTTTGGACCCAAACAATTCCCTCTTTCTTCAAGTATGAGACTATTAATTTATTATCGGCTAGAAGAGTAATGTTGCCTGTTCCAACGATATTAATTGTTGCAATTGCTGGTGTATTTGCGATGTTTGTCATAAGTATGATTGGTGGAAGTCTTATGCCAGCTGTACTAATTCTAATGTTAGCAGGTATCTTATTTTACGTTCTGCATCAGCTTGGAATTTTTAAAATAGAAACAACAGATACTGGAATCGATATTAATTTTCAAGAAACAGCAGCTCCTCCTCCACCTGTTTTAAAAAGTAAGCAAAGTATGACACCTCTTTCAATTGAGAAGAAAGAGGTATTCTACATAAGTGGAAACAATTATACATATGACGAAGCACCTGCAGTTTGTGCTGCATATGAATCGGAACTTGCATCTTATGATCAAATTATGGAAGCACATTCAAGTGGTGCAGAATGGTGTGGTTATGGTTGGACACAAGGTGGAATGGGATTGTTCCCAACACAACAAGCTACATGGGAAGCATTGCAACGTGAAACAGATCAATCAAAACGAACAGCTTGTGGACGTCCTGGAGTAAATGGTGGATATTTTGATACAGATTCTAAATTTGGAGTAAATTGTTATGGCGTAAAACCTGCAAATAAGAATATTACTCTACCAGTTCCATTGCCTGGAACAGATGCAGGTGAGTTTAATAAAATGGTTCAAAAGTTCAAATCAATGCTCAATAGCATCATTGTATCTCCTTTCAATAGGAATACTTGGTCCGAAATAACTTCACCTGTAAACACAAATGGATTACTCTCTGCAAACGCCCATAAATCGTAAGTTATATGTTCCAGAGGAAAATGAAGTACCGTTTGCACCTGTCGTATATCCGCCTGTTTCATCTGCACAGGACCAAAGCTATCGTCGAATGACGTGGCTTTTTCATAAACCACAAAATCATGCAATTTTTCCAGTTAAATCGGAAAAGCCTGAGAAGAAAAAGTACACTGAAATACAAAGATGATTGAAGTTGCACTATTATTGGGTCTTGGAGCCGTAGGTTATATGTTGGCAGTCGGTCAGCCAACACAAGAAAGATTTACGCCTTTAACACCTCGTCCAACTGAAGAACATCGAGAGGGTATAGCGCATAGTCAAACACAACAAGGACATAACAATGAGGTTCCATTTTTTGGAGCACGTGTCACTCAAAGCATGTATTCAGGTGCAACTGAAGGTATTTTAGACACTTGGACGGGAGCAGGAAAAGAATATACTCAAAAACGAGAAGTAAAGTCCATGTTCGATGCAAAACCTGCAACTGGACGGCCATTTGGTAATCAAGTTGAAACCGATTTTGAACAATCCCGTATGGTTTCTGGACAGAATATGAAGAATATCTTTCCGATACAGCAAGTTCAAGTAGGACCTGGTGCAAATGATGGTTATACAAATTTAGGAAAGGGAGGATTTCAACAAGATCAATTGCATGAATTTATGCTTCCAAAAACCACAGATGAACTCCGTGTTGTAACAAAACCAAAGCTTACATTCGAACAAGATCCAGTTCCAGGAAAGAACTTTATTACACAACCAGGTATTCAAGCTGCTGTTAACAAAAATAAACCAGACAAGTTTGCAATTTATGGAATGGATCGTGCAAATACAGCTGTAGGTGTTCAAACAGCTCCTCGTATTTATGCAGATCAACCAATGAAGGAACAGGCTCGTGAAAGTACAAGTGTTGAATACGAAGGTGGAGCTCGTGGTAATGCAATTTTTGCATCTTACATTCGTGCGTTTACAGAACCATACCAGGAATTTATGAAGTTAACTACAGAAGGACGTCCTGGACCTGCAGGAGCTGCATCTGGAACTGGATTTTCCATTGGTTCAGATAGTTATTCGGCACAAATAAAACGTGATGAAAGCGTTTTGTCCGATGCAACACGTATTAATCCTCCTATTCAACGTATTAATGCTCATGCAGATAGCATGGGTTCTTACCGTTACAATGAACCTCTACAACAGGATGCAATTGTTTCACGAAATGGTCCTGAAATCTTAAGTGCATTCAATAATAACCCATATACACATAAACTCACTTCATATTAAATAATGGAAAAAATCAGAGAACAATTAACTTATAAAGAAGGAAAAGTTGTAATTTGCATGAAAGAGTTATCTTTTCATGATCAATATGAAGTTCTGCGGCTTATAATGGCAACGCGCACGAAAGACGTATTTGTTTGCGTGCACGATGGTGTTACACCGTATATTTCAAATATAATTGAAAATCTTTCATTAAACACGACGGACTGTACGTCGACCAATTAGTGATCTACGTTTTGTTGCACCTCCCGTTTTAGTTCTATATTGTTGAAGCATTTTTCCCCACAATTTGTCATCTATAGTAGATGCTGTACCTTTCATCTCTTTTTTCTTTTTAATAGCTCCACTCTTTATTCCTGCAATAGTCGAATCCCAATCTGATTGAGTAACACTATCTGGTTTTGTAACGGAATCTCCACTTATTAAATAAGTTTTCAATCCTTTTCCCCATTCAGTTCCAAACTCTGCTTTTTGTTCAGCTGTTAATCCAAGTGCATTCATTATATCACCTAAGGGTATATCCTTATTTGCTTTTACATCTGCTTTAATCTTTGTTTTTTGTTCTTCTGTAATGAATGTAGGCCATTTCCATGAGCTACCTTGATTACTTTGTTGTGTTTGTATTTGAACTTTATAAAGATCAGGATATACTTTTTTGAACAATGCATCAAATTCAGTTTTTTGTTGTGAAGTAAGCTTATCTTTTACAGTTTTAACAAATGTAGGATCAGCTGCTAGTTGTTCATATGTTGGTAACTTCTCTTTTGCAGTTGTAACTACGAATGTTAGCAATTCTTCACGAGCTGCTTGATTAAATTCATCCCTTGTTTTTGCAGCAGGTGTAGACTTTTGGTTTGCAATTTCTTGTAGTACCATCTTACGAATTTCAAGTGCTTTTTGTTGATCTTGAAGTAATTGTGCATCGTATGTTCGATCGCTAATATCGCATGAAACCTTCTTAAGAAGACGATCAACAACATTTTCACTTTGTAAAGGAGATGGTGCTGGTGCTGGTGCTGGTTCTGGAGCTGGTTTTGGTTCTGGTTCTTTTGGTATTACTACATCGTATTCTTTATCATCGTCAAACACTATTTGAATAACTGGAGTATTTTTTGTGAAATTGGGAGGACAAAAAACATCATCATTATTTCCTGAATCTGAATAAATTGCAATAATAGATCCTGTAACTGCGGCAGCTGCAGGTCCAATTATGGACACCAATGGTGGTTCTTTTGCATTTCCACTTTTTTCTTTAATAGTCATAGATTCTAAATATTTGCTAAAATTTTCATACTTATCTTTTGATTCTTTAGGAACTTGATTATATAAGCCGGTAAATCTTTGAATATTCTCAGTGTTTACTATAAAACTACGAATCTTCTTTGCAAATGCCTGAGCTTCATTATCACCATACTTTTTCTTCTGTCCTGCTAAAATACAGTTATAAAATGACCAATTATCATTCTTTATTTGCTTTCTTTCACCTATAGGAATTTCAGGAACGATATCTTCACAATTCAATGCAGTTCTACCAGGTATCATAAATTGTTTTATAGTGTTTGTTGTTGTTGTAAGAATATCTGATTCAGGTCCTGGTGCTGGTGCAGGAGCCGGTGCAGGAGCCGGTGCAGGAGCCGGTGCAGGTGCTGGTGCTGGAGCTGGTGCAGGTGCTGGTGCTGGAGCTGGTGCAGGAGCCGGTGCAGATTCTTGTCGAGGTGGTGGTTCAGGAAATTTAAGGAGTTGGCCATATGGTTCACAATTTAGTTCATTTTCAGGACCAACATTATCTTTACCGTCAACCTTGGTAATGTACTTTCCATATAACATGTCTCCATTTACTGGATTGTAATTTTCTTCAATCTGTGTTATGACAAATGGTGTTTTGTTTTTACCAAGTTTACATTCAACACGATCACCTATTTTAAACTTTTTAATTCTTGATTCAAGGAGTCGATTAGCTTGTGAAAAAGAAAATGGATTTGGAGTTGTATTAAATGGATTGATCTGTGGAGGTTCAGCTTGTGCTGATAATACATTGGGTAGTAGGTTTGCACCTAATATTTTTAAACATTCATCTACTTCAGCTTGACTAAATCCTTTCTTAATAATATTATCATAATCTGACTGTAAAATTGCGCCATTTTTTATTTTAGGTTGTACAGTTTTTATACATTTTTTCATTGTTTCTATTTGTGTAGAATCAGGAACAGTAGCAGGTTCAGGTTTACCTTGAGAAAACAAATTAAAAAAATCAGACAATGATGCTTGTGGTGAAGATACTACCGGTTTTTCAACTTTTGCTCGTTTGTCAGGACCTAATGTTTTATCAAGTAGTCGTTTATTTCTAATTTTTGATTCATCAACTTCTTCTGGTTGATCAAGTTCTTCTGTTGGTGTATACGCATCGGGTGGTTGCGTTAAATTTGTAACTTGTGTTTCATCTGTAAGTTCGGGATTTGTAGATGGGATTTGTGAATTAGAGGTATTTTCTTGTAGTGCAGATTCTTCTGCAGTTATAACAGGTTCCGGTGCAGGTTCTGCTGCAGGTTCCGGTACAGGTTCTTCTTGAGTAGTAAAAGGACCAGGAAGAGGAGGTAAACTTGTAGATTGAGTGGCAGGTGGAGGTTCTAATTCTTTTCGTTGTTGTGCAAGTGGATCAAGAAAATCAAATACAGATGATTGAGGGGCAGGTTTAGGTTTTATCATCTCTTCTCTTTGTTGTTTGGCCTTTTGTTGAAGTTCTTCTTGTCTAGCTTTGGGTAATGCATTAATCATTTCATTTCTGATTCTTGTTTGCTCACTAATCGATAATATTTCAACATCATTTGCATTAACATCAATTGGATTTATATTAGATTTTGAATCGTCTCTTTCAAAAAGTCGTAAAATACGATTACCACTTGTGTCAAGTTTATTTATGATTACGGAATAATATGCATTTTTATATTTAACCAACTGTCCTACTTTTATTTGAGGTTGTTGTTTTACTATAGTCAATCCTAACCAATCTGCAAGTAGTTTTAATTCTTCTTCATTATTGCTATTTTTAATAGTATTGTATGCATCAAATGGTAAAGTATTATTTTTTCGTTGAGTAATAATTAATTTTAGGTATTGTTTAAAGTCTGAAGCATTCATAACACGTCTTATAGAATCAATATTTAAGGTATTTAGATCATTTTTTAAAGTTACATATTCTTCTTTCATATCATCTGAAAGCTTATTCATAATATTATCTAATGCTTTAGTATGATCATCTACTACTTCATCATCAGTAAAAAGTGATGTTACTAAGCCATTTATCTTTTTTATATCTTTAGAATCCAACGCAGTTAATGCATTTTTATTAGATTTCATTCGTTCTATCGCATCTTTAATCTTTTCTAGCAAATATTCTGGATTATTAAGATACTTTTCCTGAACACCTCCGCTTTGAAGAGGTAACATATCAGATGGTAGTGGATTCACTTGTTCTGCCATAAACGCAGATGCCATGGCAGCCATACTGCCTCCTAACATTGTAATTCCGTATATTGCGCTTAAAGACGCCATAGAATCCTATTATATCTAGCAAAGATGTTTCATTTAGTTAAAGACAACGTGGAGCGAATCGAGAACAACTTGTTATGGGTTAAATCGGTGCGGGCATCTATATTTTCATGGTGGTTTAACGTTATCATTTTTGTTGTTGTAATCGGATCGTTTGCATATTTTTTATATGCAAGTTACGGTACAGCACCATCTGAAGAATTTAAAAAGATACCATTCGAACCTAGGACGTGGAATAACGCCGTGAGAAATGTTCCCATTACAGATTATGGACAGCCTCCTGAAGTTGAAACTGGAAATGGTATTCCGGGGTATTCCCTTAGAACAAGCTCGTCAGCGTTTTGAGGAATTGAAAAGTGCACCGCCTACTGAGTCAAAGGAAGCAAAAGTTGTTAAGCGAAGAAAATTAAAACTTGGCACATCAGATAAGAAATGAGAACTGCGTCTGCATATACAAATTATAGACGAGTAAAAGCCGAAGCTACCAATTTGAAAGTTGAATATCCAGGAAACATTGCTAAAAATTATGCACCTATTCAAGGTGCAACTGGATGTCCATTAAAGATTTATGATCCTATTACATACGTTAATGTTGCAAGGTGTGTTTATGGATTAACAGTATGTCGTTCAAGAACAAATTAGAATTCTGTTAAGTAAACAAGGAATGATCTCTGTCATGTGGCTTTTCATAGGTGTGATAACAGGATTGTTAATTGTATCTATTTTTGATCCACCTTTGCGTGACGTTCCGCAAGTACCAGTTCCGGGCAAGGAAAACTTTTTTCACACCAAAACAGGGTGTATTAAAATAATTTCAAAAGAAGTTCCTTGCACTGAAAAATCAACGTCTCTTAATTTCATCGCAGCTCAACACAAATGATTCAGATTCAAAAACTTCTGCACAATGAGCGAAGTCTCTCCTTTTTTTCATTTTTGATAGGTATGGGTCTTGTTATTATGATGTTTCACAAACCATTACATTCCAAGATAACACTTGCGTTACCAATTGAAGATGTTGAAGGAAAAATTATTAATTATAATGGAAAGTGCTATTCATATCGCGCAGAAGATAGAGCATGTGAAATACCTCCTTCTAAATAAATGCAAGATAGTGGCGCAACAGATTTAAGTGCTCTTCTTGGAAGCGGACCCGTTCAAAATCCTTCCCTTCCTCAATCAACTACATTTGCACCTATGGTAACAGGTGGCGGTGATCCGTTCATTAGTCCGATTAACACAAGTCCTCAACAAAAACCTTCTTCTACGTTATACAGCCACGATGCAACATTTAATAGCATACGGTATGCGGTAAGAGGGCTAATGACTTATTTTGGATTTTTTGTAGCCGCTATTATTATTTCTCTATCAACTCCACGATCTTTGCTATTGCAATATATTCCTAACACGTATACGTCAGGAGGTGTAGTTTCCTACACTGGTGCTGGTGTTTTAGCAGGTGTTGCTGTTGCAATTGCATATGTGGTAGGTACGTTAGGTAGTAGTTTAATCTAAATCATCAGCAACCCATTCTTCACTTTGAGAAGCTGCTGGATTAATTTCAGACCGATACACAGATTCTCCTGTAAGAATATCTTCAAAATCAATCATTGCTCTGTTTTCAATGTTGTGAATGATTGTTGCAGTGTACAATTCACTGTTAATTAGTTTATCAGCACCTTTTCCATGCCATTTATAAGTTTTGTTACCATTTTTGATAATAACACTATCGTTATTTGTTTTAATAAATTCAATCATTTTTTAAATTATTTTAATTAATGAGTGAAAATACGTTTTTAGATAATAAACGTATCTTAACAAATGGTGGACAAGTGGTTAACGTACCGAATTAATTCACGTGGATGGCAAACAGACTCACCTGCAAAAGTACATACATCAATAATATTTGGAGCTGGATTTACATTAACACCGCAATTTGCATTAAAGAATAATATTACACACGTAGTTAATTGTGCGTATGATCAGGATAGTCCTGCATGGTTTCGTACAGTTCATCCAGACAAGTATGTGTCTTTAAAGGCTAATGATGCACTTGATCAAAATATATTAGATTGGTATCCTGCATTTGAAGAGTCTATGAACAGGTTTTTTCAAGATCCAGAATGTAGAACTATTTATGTTCATTGTCAATGTGGAATTAATCGTAGTGGATTTTTAACAGTTTTGTATATCGTTAGAAAATTTGGATATGAGTATGATACTGTAGTACGATCTATTCTTCGACAACGGCCTTGTGCATTGACAAATACGTCTTTTGAAAAGCAAGTTATAAACTATATAAGAAACAATGGCAGACTTGGATAAAAATCCATTATGGTCGAACGTTAAACCCGATGCATCCGCCTCATTTATGGGACCTGATTACAGCTATGCAGATAATATTCCAGGACCAGCATCACTAGGTGTTAGTGGTAATGGAACCTTCGGTCAAGTATACACAAACTTGAATGCAGTGACTACTTATGTGAAAGGATTAATTACAGGAGATCCTCCTTTAGGAAATCAATATTTTATTAATACAGGTGGTGTATGTACTGCACCCGATGGATCAACGCAGCCAAGATGGAATTACATCAATAACATACCAGGAGGCGGTAGTCCACCTGCAGGTATTCAAGATTTGGCATTTCTATCAAATGACATGAGAGGATTAATTCCGGGAATTGTTCAAGATGTAGAAGGTTTGAATCCTTATTATCTCTTTTCTGCTTTAACATCTGATGGTACGCCAGGATGCGATTGCTATAAATGCAAAGTAACAACTGGAGGCGATACTTATTTTCTTACTCCAAATATGTCACCGGATTATGATCCAGTTCTTTGTTCAAAAGTAGACGTATCACAATGTAAGACAACTACAGAAGGGTTTGCAAATGCATCACAATCAAGTTCTATTCCAACAATTTTAGCGTTAATTGGAGTGTTGTATTTTGCAATTAAGTAATATTTTAAGACTAGTAAGTTAACTTAGTAAAGAAATGGACAATATATTTCGAGTGAAGAAAGTTCAGGAATCTGGACAGTCTTCAAAGTTGCAAGGAACGTTGGATTCACTCCATCAAACAATTATAAACACAATTAAAGAGGATTCTTTAAATATTGAAGAAATACACTCTAAATGCGGAGAGTTGAGAGGCAAGATTGAAACTCTTTTATCTACTAATGAAATTTCCGATATTCTAGAAGCATCTAGACTTGAGAAAGAAATTAGTAAATTAGAATCTAAAGTAAATTCAGATAATCCATTGGAAGATTATTATTTAAAAAATGGTGATATTATGCTTTCATACTATGGAAATACCGAAAAAACTAGACCAACAGCTCAATCTTGCATGGATGAGAATACGTTCGTTAAATATTTAATTACAAACAAAACAGGAGAATCAGGAAGTCAAACTAAAAAACAACTTTTTGAAGAATATGCAACTCGTATGAAATTAGCTGGACTTGAAAATATAGAAACAAAACAAGTTGTAACTGAACATTGTGAAACGTGTAATATTGCAAGAGAAGAAATATCATCTGAAGGTGTACTTGTATGTCCTACTTGTGGTTCTGAAGAATATATGATGGTAGTTTCAGACTTTCCTTCATTTCGTGATCCTCCTAAAGAACGAAATAATTATGCATACAAAAAAATTAATCATTTGAATGAGATTTTAAATCAATTTCAAGCAAAGGAATCAACTATAATTCCAGAAGAAGTTACAACTGAAGTAATTTGTGAACTTAAGAAACGAAGAGTGCAAAATATAGCTCAACTTACTGAAAAAGATATACGAGAGATTTTAAAGAAACTCAATAAATCTAAGTATTACGAACATGCTGCACACATTTTATCCAGACTTAACGGAAACCCTCCCCCAACAATTACACCGGAAATTGAAGAAAAGATTCGAACCATGTTTCAAGAAATTCAAGCACCTTTTCTTCTTTATTGTCCTGATGATCGTACTAATTTTCTATCGTACTCATATATTCTCTTTAAGTTCTTTGAACTTCTAGAATTAGATGAATACAAAGCTTACTTTCCATTATTAAAATCACGCGATCGTTTAATTGCACATGATCAAATATGGAAAAAGATTTGTGAGTATTTAAGATGGGAATTCGTTCAATCTGTTTAAAAACGGATTTTGATGACAATTACTGATTATAACTCAATAAAATGTCTGTAACTCTACTCTCTGTTAATAAAAGTGATAAAACATATAATGATGAAATTGCAAACGATACTGATGTTGTGCGTGTTATTTATTTCGATGGTCAGAAAAAGGGTAAGCGTAATAGCTGGATCACAATTGGCTCGATCGTAATTGAAAAAGTACAAGATAAATGGGTTTATGTAGGTTTAGTCGTGTTTGTTCATGAAGTTGAACCTGTAGATGGTGTTGCTCGATTTCTACTTGTTGTAGAAAAGAATAATTGTACTGGACATATGTCTAGAACAAAGAAACTTCTTATGGAACAACTTGGATGGACTTTGACAGATGAAGCGCCAGGAATTGCACACGTGACACACGTTTAGATATAAAAATAATATATCGTACAATGGATACTTTTTACACGAAAATCAATGCAATGTCTATTGAAGAACGTGAGTCGGTTTTAACAAATTACATTAATCAACTTCGTCAACAACAACAGCATCCAATAGCAGATGCATTGCATGATATTTTAGCATGTTATCCAAAGTTTTCGTTTAATGCAGATGAAAGACAATTTCGTCTCTATTTAGCATGGTCTAAGTTTTTTGAATTTCATAAACATCCTCTTGTAAGACAAATTGTTAATTTGCATTTATCAAGATAAAAAAGGTTTGGTATTTAGTCTAAACTTGGAAGAATCATTTCACTTACATGTTTAAATCTATAATACTTATTTATTTCTTTTTCTGAAATTTCACTAGCTTCAAATCCATACAATTTACAGATGTTATTCCGGCCTTCGCCAAATCCAAATGGAGATTGACATCTGCAATTCCATCCTGTACAGCTTGCAAACAAGTCTGTTCTTTTTTCTATATATTCATCTTTGAGAGTATACGTTAAGTAGAATACACCGAGTATCTGATCCATGCTATAGAGACCTAATTCATAAAATCTTTTTAGTTCTCCATATGATACATAGTTATCACATTCATTGCATAATCCCTTATCAAATTCTTCCATGTCATATAAATTTCCACATTTTTCGCATTGCATAGTTTTACATACACCTGGTTCAGTATCTCGATTTTCTGGGTCACAGTATTTGCACTCAGAAAATCCACAAAAGTATCCGTCTGAAATTTCCATTTTTCTCATTGTCAATTAAAAATCATTTTTAAGTTTCCGTTTTTAGATATTTGATAGTGATATAACTTATAAGAAGTACACTTCCCCAAAACAAGAAATCATTTGATGTCCATTTAAATCCTCTATCCCAATCTCCAAGTGCATACTTTGTAAGAAGTGCAACTAATACAGGAACTATAATTGTTGTAGGAAAATTAGAACGGTTTTCAATCATTGATAATCCAAGTGTGACTAAGACTACAAATAAAAAAGTATTTATCATTTACTTTAAACAATGAATAAAACCACTAGAAAGGCTATCACTAAGAACGTTGTTGCAAATACATCGATATAAGCATTGAATTTCATTTTAAGTTTAATTCATTTATTTATAAGTTTTCCGTTTTTACATATTTGGTGAATACACACCTTGTGCAAAGATTGCTGATGAAATACCTCCTGTGACGAGAATTGTAAATATCCAAGAGACGAAGATCTTTGCCATGATTTTCCAGTTGAGATCTTTCAGTTTCTTATCGCAAAGACTGATACCTACAACTGCACCTGTAATGCATTGAGTGGATGAAATGGGAAACCCATATTTAGATGCAAAAGATACAACAAGTGCTGTAGCAAGTTCCGCTGCAAATCCACGT